TTACGCTCAAGCCATTCGTCTGAATTTAGGCCAACGATTAATCGATCGCCTAATTTCTTTGCTTCTTTAAAATAGGCAATATGCCCGCTGTGTAGTGGGTCAAATCCACCTGTAACTAAAATTACTTTGCTCATGTAGATATTTATGTACGCAGTTTATTTATAAATATATTTATGAGTTATTACATACATGCAGAGCAGCCGCACATTTTTATTCATATTCCTAAGACAGCTGGCTCGAGTATTTTACAAGTTATTAAACAAAACTATGACTACGAAATAATATCAAATAACGAAACAAAATATACAAACTATCACAGTTCGTTAGAACATGCTTCTAACTTTGTATGCCCATACAACTCCGCATTTTATATTTTTACTGTAGTAAGAAATCCGTGGGGCAGAGTAAGCAGCTGGTTTCATTTTCGTAAAGAGATTGTGAGAAAAGGACTGAAGGCTATTAATGCAGGAAAACATACTAAAAAAGTTGTAGAAGATTATGAACTAATACTTAAAGAATACAATATCATGAATGACGATTTTAATAAATGGATTGAATTATACTATAATTCTAAATGGGATCACACATGGTTTAGTTTAAATAATACACAGACAGCATGGTTACAGTCTACTAAATTTACAGTTGACAATGTTATAAAATTTGAAGATATTAATACAGGTATTAAAGATGTGCCTATGTTCCAAAACAAAAAATTACCAGTATATAATGTAAGCCCAGTAAAATATGATTATACAAATATGTATAATTCAGCTTCTCAAAATCTTATTAGTAAAATCTATCAAGAAGATATTGACACCTTTAAATATACTTTTAAGTAAGCCAGCGGCTCTGTGCTAATTGAAAAACACTTCCCCACTTAGAATGACCTTTACCTGTAAGTACTTTTGAACTATGTGATTTTTTAGTATGGTCACAATACATTCTAGGAATAGACGTGACTGTATATTTACTTGCACATTCAATAAAAGTATTTTGATCTAAGAATCCATATACTGCTTTATTATTAAAACTTTGCTGTAAACTGTTACCCCACTCTGATAATAGCTGATTATTATTTCTAAACGCTACTAGACTGACTACAAGTCGATTACCTTTGACCTCAAGGCATCCAGCATCATTTTCTCCTAGCATTTCGTCTATGTCGATAGGGCCCTGACATACAGTATCCATATCATATGCTGCAATAGGATTCTTTCCGTCCCATAGTTCTGCTAATCTAATAAATCTAAAACTTGCATAAATTGCAAAAGTAATAAGATGTCGCATTTTATCTTCGAGCGTTACAAAACCATAATTTTTTTCAGAAAACTTCATTCCTGTTTTTAGATGTGCTTTTAATTGTAGATTTGTATTATTAGTGTATACATCAATGTGTGCATTGACTAAATCGTCAATATAAGATTGTTCTATATTTTCTATAGTATATTTACAATCTAAAGAATCTAGCTCAGCAATGTCGTCACTGTCAGGATTAAAAACTTGTATAAAAACTTCTGTGTCAGGATTAAAATGTTTAATGCTTTTAACAAAAGACTTGCCGTATTGTTTCCAATACTTTGAGTCTCCGCCAGTAAATATAGTTGTATTAGTTATCATATGTTTCCTCGATATTGAAAAACGTAATCTTCGTTAATATGATCAACTTGTGCATAATTTAACTGTTGCATTAAATTAAATACAGAATCTCTAGAATAATTAAAGTTGTTTAGTGCAGAATTAATTTCTAAACATATAGTAGGTTTATATTTGGCAATAGTATTAGTTGCTCCATTAATTGCATTAATTTCAAATCCTTCAATATCTAAATGTATCAAGTCGCAAGTGTCTAAATTTAAATCATCAATTAATAGTGTAGGAATGTTTCCTTTTCCTGATATATGATACGTTCCAATGTTAATCCCTTTTTTTACATGTGAAGCAGGCAAGTCTATACTAACCAGTTGGTGTGAATCGCCTAAGCAACTTTGAAATTTAATAACATTAGCATTTTGAACATTTTTATTCAAACAATAAAAATTTAGGGGATTTGGTTCAAATGTATATACTGTATCAAATAGCTCTGCATATATCTTTGTATAGTAACCCACGTTGCCGCCAGCTTGAATACAAACTTGTTTTTCTTTAGCGTAGCTTGCTATTTGAGTAGGTTGCTCTGCCCAATTACTTTTTTGTTTAGCGGCATTTGCTGCGCCAATTGTTGGAAAATAAAAACTATTAACTAATGTAATTTCTTCATCCATTAAATTTAAATATTGCGTCATCGTCAACTATTCCTATTTCGTTATACCCAAGGCTAGTCATAAGAGTTTTAACATCGTTATCTGTATGATTGTATTTTTCTGCTAGTCCATTTAGTTCTAGTGCAACTATAGGCTTACAACGGTTTATAGTTTCGATTGCACCCAGTAATGCAAATCTTTCAAACCCTTCAATATCTAAATGTATTAAATCTACAACTGGCAGGTTTAAATTATCAAGTATTAGTGTAGGAATATTTCCATCACCCTTGACACGATACCCGCCACAGTTTGGCTTCTTATGATGAACTTCATCGTATGACAAATTTACAAAATTTGGAACATCGCCTAAACAACTTTGAAATTTAATTGTTTTAGTAGATGTATTCTTTGTTAAACAGTAAAAGTTAATTGGATCAGGTTCAAATGTATATACTGTATCAAAAATATCTTCGTACATTTTTACATACATTCCAGCATTGCCGCCTGCTTGCACTACTACTCTTTTTTGTTCACTATATGCAGATACATTGTTGGGAACATCTTGTCTGCGTGATAGATATCTCCAACATGCTACATCGTGCTTTGGCCACCACCAACCTTCTCTAGTTTCTATTAAATGTTCCATTATGATGATAAGTGTCCTGTATTAGTATGTGATCCGCCAAATCTATTAGATATGCCTTTTGGATTTAACATAACAATACTTGGAGTAGTGTAGTTCATATTGCAATAAAGTAAATTTGGTTGCACATCTGCTGGCAGAATGCCGTATTTTTTAGTTGCTTCAATTAATTTTTTGGCACCGCTTGGTTTGATAATATATCCAAATGCACCTTTGATATGATTATTATTAATATATTTAAAATGATGTTTTGTACTTTTAGTTTTATAATTTTCTTGTAACTGACTAATTTTAATTGGATTATTTTTTTCTAATTCAATTTGTGCAGTGTATTCGTGACCTTTAGATGATAGACCTAAGTGTGTATGTCTAGTGTAATCTAAATTTAGATAATCATTAAACTGTGCTAATATATTTTCGGGCAGTGGTTTAATAATAACTGCGTCGTATTCTAATACACCGATCGGGATATTAAGCTTAACACATTTTTTCCATAAGTTATAGTGTGAAAGAAAACATCCTAGCACTCCTTTGCCCCTGCGGGTTATTTTGTGGGCGCCGCTAGGATTTACTATTAATCCTTCGTTAGCGATTATAATATCAATATTTGAATATACACCTGCATACGGAATTACATTTATACCAAATTGTTTTCCGGATGCAACTGCATCATTTAATGGTGCTTTTGAAGGCTCATCATCTTCTTTATGTATACAATAAAAATTTATCATATACTTGCATCTTCCATACCAGCAACTCTGAGCTTAACAACATTAGTTATCTGCCATTGCTTTTGATCAAGGCCTTTTAACAGACCTAACCATTTGTTGCGCATTAGTGCAAACTCGTTGATAATCTTTTCGTAGTCAACAACATCTGCCTCACCGTCTACGTATTTTTCAACGTCGCGGCTTGACAGAGCTCGTTGATAGTTTTCGAGGTATTTCTTAAAGTATGAGCTACGCAACCTACGTAGCTCAATATTTAAGTAGTGCAGGATTGCTTCAATCTCTTGAAGCTGATTAAAACGTTGTTCAACGATACCGGGCATTTCTGCTGCGGCACGTTCAACATTGCCTTTGAGCTTTACATCAAATCGACCTTGTATCAGCTCATCTTCAAAGAACTGTACAGCACTTGGTATCTTAGATATGTCTCGTGATACTTCGCTATACCAGCCCATTACTCATCCCACTCAGTTTCTTCATCAAGTTCATCTTCATCAAGATCTAGATAATACGATATAGCAGCATCTAGTGTTGTATCAGTGCCAACAAGATCAGTAAAAGCTTCGTCACTAACTCCGTAGTCTGCCATTAGATCAATATATCTTTCGGCAGCCATTTCAACGTGTTTCTTGTCAAGATATTCTTTAAACAGCATCCAAACGTCTGCTAACTTTTCATCATCCATTACCTTTGTTACTCCTCGGCTATATTATCATCAATTAAATCAGCATTAACTAAATCTGCTTCATCGGTATTTACCACAGGCTTCATCTTCTCGTTATATTCCATCATGATCTGATCAAGTTTACCACCAATCATCCATGCCTTGCGATACTCAAGAACTTCTTCGCCTGCTAGGTTAACGTACTTGAGTCGATTACCTTGCTTAACTAACAAGTTTTTCTTCTCAAACAATTCAACCAAACCACTGTATGGATTCATACCAGTCTCATAAGGAATCTTCACCTGCACACCTTCAAAGGGTTTCGAGTAGCGAGTCTTCATTACTTTACAACCAGCACG